TAATGAACCATCCTGCTGAACTAGCGTTGCATCAGTACCTTGATGATGCTGTTAATGGTAAGACATCTATGTCTGACACAACCATCCGACAGGTTGCTGCCGATGTGGCAGAAGCTATGCAACGTCAGTTTGGTGGGCAGAAAAAGCGAAAAGATTTTCGTTTACGCATGTCGAATGTGGGGAGACCAACTTGTCAGCTATGGTATGACAAGAACAAGCCTGAGAAAGCTCTACCTTATCCTACTACCTTCATTATGAATATGATGATTGGGGATATAGTAGAAGCAGTATTCAAAGGTCTGATGACTGAAGCAGGTATACAGTACGAAGATTCTAAGGAAGTTTCTTTGGATGTAGGTAAGTCTAAAGTATCTGGCACGTATGATATAGTTGTCAATGATGCGGTGGATGATATCAAATCTGCTTCAGATTGGTCTTACAAAAATAAGTTCGAATCCTATGATACTCTTGCAGAGTCAGATGGGTTTGGATACATTGGACAGTTAGCAGGTTATGCCAAAGCATCTGGTAAAAGAGCAGGTGGTTGGTGGGTTGTTAACAAAGCCAATGGGCATTTTAAGTATGTACCTGCAAGCGGTTTAGATATGACTAAAGAAGTAAAGAAGATATCTAATACTGTGAATGTTGTAAAGGCTAATAAGTTTAAGCGTTGCTTTGAAGCTGAAGATGAAACATTCAGAGGTAAGCCTACAGGTAACAAGATACTGAACACGAACTGCAAGTTCTGTTCGTACAGATTTGATTGTTGGTCTAACCTTGTGGAAAGACCTGCAGTCAAGTCACAAGCCAAGCAACCTAGAATGGTTGCGTATGTTCACTTAAAAGAGGAGTATGTAAATGAGTGATGTGGAAATGGAAACTCTTGAAGCAGAGATAAAAGAAACGCAAGAGCGTTTAAGTTCTTTGCGTAAAGAGTATAAAGAGAAAAAGTATGCATCCTTAAAAATGGCTATGGAAGCTAAAAGGGAAGCAGACAGAGCTTTAGCTGAAGAGTATAAGGCTCTTGGTATTTCTTCTTTATCATATAACAGAGGATTCTTTTTATAATTGGTAAATAGATTCTCTCAGTTTGCTACAGCACGAAAGTATGGCTATCGTAGCGGTCTGGAAATAAAAATCTCTGACTTGTTGAAAGAGCAACGTGTTAAGTTTAAGTACGAGCCTTTCAAAATAGAGTGGGAAGATTTAGCCTACCGCACATACACACCTGATTTCGTGCTGTTCAATGGTGTAATAATAGAAACTAAAGGACAGTTCACAGCATCAGATAGAAGAAAGCATCTTGCCATAAAGAAACAACATCCTAAATTAGATATACGTTTTGTATTTGAAAACAGTAAACGTAAACTTAGGAAAGGCGCAAAGTCTACATATGGCGAATGGTGTGAAAGATATGATTTTGTTTACTATGACAGGATTATTCCCGAAGCGTGGATAAAAGAAAAAGGCAAAGACAAGTACCCAAGTTTTATAAAATTTAATGGATATAAAAGGAAAGCATATGGACATAGTAGATAAGATAGATAAAAATGATTTCATAATACGAGTTCGTCCCAATAAAAACAAAAGTAACGGTGCATGGTCAGGCAGTGCTGACATTGTTGTCATCACATCAGAACACAATGACTTGCCAGAGAGTGAGTGGGGTGAGCTTATGCAGTTTAGCAGAATGATGTGTGCTTCTGTGCCTGTAATAGAAGAAATAGAAACTTTTAGAAACTTAGTGCATGAATATTTAAATCGAGGTTACGAAGGAAAAAAAGATTTATTTATTGACAAACGCGAAGGTAGTAATATAATACATTTAGATTTTATGAATGGGAAGAGCAAGAATGAAGAAAAAGATTGACATGGTGAATAGTCCACCGCACTACCTAAAAGGTGGAGTAGAGTGTATAGATATGATACGAGCAGCACTAGACGAAGTAGAGTTTCGTGGATATTGTAAAGGCAACAATATTAAATATACATTTAGAGAGAAAGACAAAGGTAAAGATGAAGACCTTAAAAAAGCACGAGTCTATTTAAACTACATATTGGAGAGTTAAATGCTAGTTAAGATGCTCATAGCTATAGATATAGACCCAGAGGAGTACCCCATTCCTGCCGATGGTAAAGTATCAGAGGAAATTGAGGATGGCATTCGAGAATATTTTTATGATGTTCAAGGTGCTGAGATTAAAAATATAAAAACATTGAGAGATTAACATGAACAATTTATTACCAACCGACTACCAAAACTTTATTGCGTTATCACGTTACGCAAGATGGAAAGAAGACGAACAAAGACGTGAGACATGGAGTGAGACTGTGGAGAGATATATAGACTACATGTCTAATCATCTTAAAAGGAAACACAATCATACTATTCCACAGGCTACAAAGCATGACTTAGAAGATGCTATGATGGGACTGAGTGTCATGCCTAGCATGAGAGCTTTGATGACTGCAGGTTCTGCATTAGATAGATGTCACGTAGCAGGATATAACTGTTCTTATATACCTGTCGATAGTCCACGAGCATTTGACGAGACTATGTATGTGCTAATGTGTGGCACAGGTGTAGGCTTCTCTGTAGAAAGAGAGAACGTAGATAAACTGCCTATTGTAAACGAACACTTTGAGAAGAGTGATACAGTTATAAAAGTTGCTGATAGCAGACCGGGTTGGGCAAGAGCATTACGTGAGCTTATTGCTATGCTATATGCAGGACAGATACCACAATGGGATGTGTCAGAAGTCAGACCTGCAGGTGCTAGACTAAAAACATTTGGTGGTCGTGCCAGTGGTCCTGCACCTCTCGAAGAGTTATTTGAGTTTTGTATTGAGAAGTTTACACAAGCCAAGAATCGTAGATTATATCCACTAGAGTGCCATGATATTATGTGTAAGATTGGTGAAGTTGTTGTAGTGGGTGGTGTGCGTAGGTCAGCATTGATATCTCTATCTAATTTAGGAGATACACAGATGCGACACGCTAAGTCTGGACAATGGTGGGAGAACGAGGGGCAACGTGCGTTAGCAAATAATAGTGTAGCCTACAGATTCAAGCCTGATATGGACACATTCATGCGCGAGTGGCTCGCTCTTTACGAAAGCAAGTCGGGTGAGAGAGGTATATTTAATAGGCAGTCAGCTATCAAGCAAGCATCTAAGAATGGCAGACGAGATGTAGAACAAGAGTTTGGCTGTAATCCATGTAGTGAGATAATATTGCGTCCTTATCAGTTCTGTAATCTTACGGAAGTTGTTGTACGTGAGTCCGACACAGAAGAAACTCTTGTACAAAAAGTAAAATTAGCAACCATACTAGGCACATATCAATCTACTCTTACTGACTTTAAATATCTACGTAAGATATGGAAAGATAATACAGAGGAAGAAAGACTATTAGGTGTGTCACTCACTGGTATTATGGACAATGCGTTGCTAAGTGGTAAGAGTCCAAAGATAGGTAACAATATAGAAGGATTGCTTACAAAGTTACGTGAGACTGCTGTCGAAACAAACAGAAAAGTTTCTGCTAAGTTAGGCATACCACAGTCTACTGCTGTAACTACAGTCAAGCCTAGCGGTACAGTTAGTCAATTAGTTGACAGTGCTAGTGGCATACATGCTCGACACAATCCACATTATATACGTACAGTTCGTGGTGATAATAAAGACCCACTTACACAGTTTATGGTGGCACAAGGCATACCATCTGAGCCTGACGTGATGAAGCCACAAAGCACTACAGTGTTTAGCTTTCCTATGCAAGCACCATCTACTGCTGTGTTTAGACAAGACATGACAGCTATAGAACAGTTGAACATATGGTTGAAATATCAGACATACTGGTGTGAGCATAAGCCGTCTGTAACTATCTCTGTAAAAGAACACGAGTGGTTAGAGGTTGGTGCTTGGGTGTATGAACACTTTGATGAAGTATCAGGTATAAGCTTTCTACCTTTCAGTGAGCATACCTACAAGCAAGCACCATATCAAGATTGCACTGAAGTAGAGTACAAAGATATGCTAAGTAAGATGCCAAAGGGTATTGATTGGACAGCATTGTCTGAGTTTGAAAAAGAAGATACAACATCAGGCAGTCGTGAATTGGCATGCACCGCAGGTGTGTGTGAAGTAGTTGACATCAGCGCATAAAGGAGATAAAATGAAAGAGTTACTTTTAAATGCACAGCTAACTTATCTTAGAGGACAAATAAATAAACACTTAGCAAACGTGACTGTATTATTGCAAAGTCCAACAGGTATAGGTCAGCATCAAGATATTCAAGAGTCTATTGAAAAAGAGTTAGGTAGTATAGCAGAGTATGATGGTAAATTAAATATGATTGTTAAATATCTAGCACCACAACAACCTCAAAATGAAGGGACATCGAATGACAAAGACAGCACCGTCACCAAAAAATAGAAAGAAGTTTGACATAGACCTGCAGTATGGCAAGGTCAGAGAAAAGCTTGTGGCTGATATGTTGCAAGACAAAAAGATTGAAGTCAAGAGTGAGCGAGATGTGTGGCAGAGAACTGGTAACATTGCTATAGAATACGAATGTTATGGCAAGCCTAGTGGTATCAATGCCACCGAGTCAGACTATTGGTTTCATAATCTATGTATTGGTGATGAAGTCTTTGCCACTTTGGTGTTTGATACAAAAAGTCTTAGACGTATCATAGAGAACCTAGACTACAAAAAGTCTGTGTCTGGTGGAGACCACAATGCATCACGTATGTATTTACTAAACTTACAGAAACTATTTTCATCTGATGTTATAAAAGCGTTCAGGGAGAAGAAGGATGCAGCATAGGAAGTTCAAGAGGTATGATGCCCCACTAAAAATACAATTTAGTTGGGGCTATGAAGCGTTTAAAAAAGGCGGTAAATATAGACAGTTGGGTAACAGAAAACTGTTTACAGAGTTTCGTCCTCGCTTCAAAGAAGATATGCAACTCAAAGAGTGGCAACGTGGTTTTAACACTGCGTATTTTGAGAACCTGTCGAGGATAAAAAAAGATGAACAACTTAGAAAAGGAAGCGAAACAGTTTATGAAATGGAGAAACATTAGCACAATAAGTGCTACAGAATATCAGAAGTCTGCATGTAAGACAGCTATATTCCCAAAAGAATTAGGTGTACAATATCTTGCACTAGGTCTCACTGGTGAAGCAGGAGAAGTTGCAAACAAAGTAAAGAAGTTAATACGTGATGGGGGAGATACACCAGATAAGCGCAAGGAGATAGGCAAAGAGCTTGGCGATGTGTGTTGGTATCTGGCTGTATTAGCGGAAGAATTAGGCTCTAATCTTGGTAAGATAATGGAAGACAATCTTAATAAGTTAGAAGATAGAAGAGCAAGAGGAGTGCTTGGCGGTTCTGGTGATAACCGCTAGTTGTCAGGCTTAGACATCAGACCATACTGCTTTTTTGCAGTCTCTGGATTTGTTGTCTTCTCTCTTTTCTTGCCTAAAAACTCCTCTGTTGTTTCAGAAGGAAGTGACTCCTTGGGTGGTTTATCTACCTTTGGAGTCTCTGGCTTTATGTCTTTAGCTAACTCTTCATCCATTATTTCTTTAAAACTTTTCTTAGCCACTTTTGCGCCTACTCTGGCTATGCCCGGCAATATGCCCATTGCAGACATCATGGCATATGCACCACCTAATCCCATCTTTTTTAAATCACCCTCATCATAGCCTAACTCAACGAGCTTACGTGCATACGCTAAGTCATTAGGTAATTCAGATGCAGCTTTTATTTCCCCCACGATTGGGGTAAAGTCTGCAACAGTTCCTGCCACTCCAGATAATTGAGCTAATGTGCCTTCAGGCTTTAACTCTGTTTTTTGTGCTATTATTAACGCTTCTTCAGCACGAGACATTCTTTTAGGATAGTTGTCAAACGTATCCTCAGTGTCTGAGTCTACTAAAGACTGAAGGTAATCCATTTGTTCCTTTGTATTTAGCATTAGTTTCCTATACCTTTTGTACCACTTATACTTCTAGCTCTTTCGATACCCCAACGTAGAACATTTATTGGTTCACCATCAATATAGATAGTCATATCTCTATCAGCAGATACAGATTCTCCACCATACTCTCTTCTGTACTCTGCATCTATTCTGGCTTTATCTATAGCAGGTATTCTATTCCATCGTACTCTGTCAGAGGTTGTATAAGATGCTCTAGTATCAAACGCTTCTGTTTCTATTCTCTGTGTTGCCAGTTCTCTAACTGTTTCAACCAAAATTTGTGCAGCAGAATCTAGCATATCTCTTTTTATAGCTTTAGCATCCGCATCATTGCCTAAGTTTTGATATCCCTCACTTTTTATTAGTTCTGCAAGTTTCTCATTTAGATTATATTCTCCACCTGCTTCAGACAGTATTTGTCTCATATACAAATCTCTTCTCTCGTCTCTGTCTCTTCTGTACAAGTCATAAGGTCTAAGTCCTACACTAGACATTTCCTGTAGTAAAAGACTCTTTGGCTTACGTTTAGTTAAACCAAACATTTGCTTTTCAAGAGGATTGACCTGTATCAACTCTCCAGTTTCAAAAGGAGACCTTGCTCTTGTTGCGTCTTGTAATATCATACTTGACTCAAACTCACTTGCAAAGTTTTTAGGCAGAGAGCGTGTACCTCTTGCCCACAACACATCTAAGAAGTTGTACTCACCGTTTCTAGTTTCAGGTATACCACGAACATCTGTGTCAAACTGTGCGTAAACATCTCTAAGAGCAGACGCAGGTAGTGTAAACGTATTGATTATATTAGCAATAGTTTCTGCTCCTGCTTTTCCAAACTGACCACCTTCAAAGTCTGTATATAATTTATCAAGAGAATACAGACCCATTCCTGCTCTAAAGGTAGAGCCTAATGTGGCTTGCAATGCATCTCTAATATAAGGACTGATTGTCGCGGGCATAGAGCCATTTTGATACCTTTGTACTATGTCGGCTGCTAAAACAAAAGATGAGAAAGGACCATAAACAGGTCTGCCATCTACTATATTGTCATTATTATCTTTAAATTCATACCAGTTTGTAGTTTCACCTTGTTTAAGTCTCCAGTTATATGCAGTCATAAACATCATAGCACCTGTCATTTGTTTCGGTAGCTTTTCTCTTATGTACTTATTAGTAGGCATGTCCTTAATTGGTTTGTCTAGTGGAAGTAAACCTAATAAAGGTGTGTGCTGATATATAAATTTAATCTGATTAGCAACAAATCGGGGAAATGGCATGAAGCTTGATATAACAAAAGGCATATCTTGATGTGCTTTTATTGTGCCTTTTGCTAGTTTACCAAAAAAGTTTTCACCTTTAAAGCTAGTTTGATACACAAATTCATACGCATCTTCGATAGAACTTTTTAATATACCATCGTCTATATCTCCAAGTCTGTTTAGTTCTAGCAAATCGTGAAAGTTTAAATACGCTCTTTGTGTTTTTCCTAGACCAAACCCTTTTAGTAGATTCTCGTATGTACCTTCCCTTTTAGCTTTTGTAATTGCTTTAGTAGCTTCATCTGCACCGCCTGTTAAAGTTAATTTATTCTTCAATAAATCATCTCTAAATTCGTCTGTCATCTTTATGTTTTTGTCAGATATACGTCTGCTTAATGATGCTGATAAAACTGCACGTTTCCAGATATTATCTGACATGGTGTTTAAAACATTTACTTTTCTGCCCAACACAGCCAATGCACCTTCTTTGCCGTATGTTGCTTCTAGGTCTGCAGCCTGTCTAAACAACTTAGCTGCTTCTTCTGGAAATGTTTCTTTAAATATTTTTTGTACAGCCATAGCTTCATATGGTGAAAATACATGCTTGGCTACATCAAATGTACCATCAAAGGGGTTTCGTAAACTTAGTAAATTATCAAATGTTCTAGTTGTGGCATCTACTGCCACTCTAAATCCACCGTTTAGATTGTTACGCATGGTGGTGGCAGGTTGTGATGTCATAACACCAAGTCTCAACCTATCTAAATCTTGAAAAAAGTTTCTTGCCGCTTCTTTATTTTTAGTTAAAACTTTAGCAGCATCACCATCCACTGCTGATTTTCCTGCAACACTAAGTTGGTCTACATTAGCTAGTAAGTTATCAACTTCGCTTTGTTTCATTTGATAAGTTACAAGCTCTTCTGGCTCTGGGTCTGCACCTATCTTTTTTGTTCTAAAAGCTTGAGAAACTTGAGCTTGTTGTTGTAGCTTTCTACCTGCATCTGATATCTCTGCTAAGTAAAGATATGAGAAGGTTTCATAGTTTAAGTTGTGTTCATCTAATATTTTTTCTACAGATTCTAACTTTTCAAACTTGCCATCGGATAAAGCTCTAGCTAATGCACTAGTAATTCTTTCGTTGGGTTGTAAATCTAAAACCTCATCTTGTATACGCAATGCCGCAGCAGTTATGTTCTCTATTGTTTCTATAGGCAAACCTGCTTCTAGAGAATCAGACATACTAGACATTCTTTTTATATTTCTACCCTTTCTAACCTTTTCAGGGTCAAGAGCTTGTAGTGTTTCTCTAATTTTACTTATCTTGCTTGCACCACCTGCTTTTTCATTTACTCTTATTATGGTGGCTGAACTTATTTCACTAGCTTTGGACGCTTTTTCTGCAGCTTTTAGCTCATTAAGTGCTATCAACTCGTTTGCACGAGATGCCTTTTTAGCTTGATATATCCCTGTAGGAAAGTTTATGACACCTGCTGTTAATGCAGATATACCGCCTGTTGTCAAAGCTCGGTCTCCAGTGACTCGTTCTTGTAAGCCTGTTTCTTTTCTAATAACCTCTTGACCTAAACCTTGTCCAAAACCTATTGACCCCTCTACAGCCGCGGATTTCAATGCACTCTTAGTAGCTTCAGCTATTAGTTTTCTCACACCTACTTTAGCAGCCTGTGTACCTGCCATAGACGCAAGTTTTCCTGTTCCACCTGTGGCTAGTCCAATATAGGTGGACGGTGCAGTAAATGTGCCTTGTAGATAGTCACCTATACCTGCTAGTGTAATACCATCGTCTACCTTATCAAAGGCATCAATTAGACTGCCAAAATTTAATTTACTTTCGTTATCGGAATTTTGCACATATTCTAAGTCTCTTAGAACAGTGACTTCGTTTACGTTGTGGTAACGCATATGCTCCATAAATTTATCAAATGCTTCGTCTGGTGATAACTGTTCTGTTATACCGTTACGCTCACGTAAAAACTTTGTAACATCTTCGTAAAACTCAGAGTTACTAGTTAGGTCATCTCGTGTTAATGTTTGTTTTTCGTTGTATGATTTATACATGGCATTCTATGGTTGCATGTCAGACGTATCATCTTCAGTGCCTATACTTTGTTCTCTAACTTTTCTCTGTTTTGTAAGTTCACCAAATCTTTTAAAAGCTAAAGTTTTTGCTACATCCACATTTGGCGCACGTTTTAGTTTCACTAAAAGCCTAGCGTACTGGTCTTGCCATGTGGTATAAGATATAGAACCGGGTTTTCCTGAGTCATTAACTAATTTAGCTGACACCTTGGATTCCAATGCACCCAACTCGTTTGATGCAGCTTCAGTACTTAAACCTTCAACCCTAGTTTCTTCTTTTACTATTTGTTTATTCATGTTTAGGTCTACATGATTTTTTAATCTTTCCTTTATCTCCAATATAGATTGGTCACTAAGATTACCAGTTTTTGTGCTTGCTTTAGATGCTATTTCACTATCAATTATATCTAGTAAACTAGCTTTTGTAATAGCTTTATGCTTTTTTGTTATACTCGGAGGTATAAACAAACCATCTTGTTGAGTAAAACTTGCACCATCTATTAAACTAGCACTATAGTTTTTTAAGACACTTTGAGCATAAGAAGCAGTTCTAAAATCTTTGTCTGGGATTAAGGTTTGCTCTATACGTGCAGACGTTTCTGGGTCAGGAGTAAAGACTTGTCCGCTTAATCCTAGTCCCTCTGTCTCTACAGTTCCTGTAGCACCTGACAATGCAGCTTCTATTGAGCCTTTGCCATAAATAGACTCATACATTTTCTTTCTTCTACTTACAATATTGGACACATTAGGACTTAGTAAGTTAGCAAGTGTGTTTTCTTTTTTCTGACCTACATCTGCAAAAGCATCACTTAGGCTCATGCCACCTGATATCTTACCACCTACCTTATTTATTATCTGGTCTATAGTCATGCCACTTTCTTCATAGCCATCTGCAAACTTTACTATGTTACCTATATCCCCACCTAGAGGTTCAAGATATGCTTTTCTAGCATTTCCTGTTAAACTATTAACACCACCTAAATATTTAATGACTTCATCGGCTCTGCCCTGTTCAAGTATAACTCCAACCTTGTCTGGACTTAAATTATAAGATGCTAATATTTTAGCCTGTCTTCTTAACTCTTTTTTTCTAGCACGTTGTGCCTTGTGTGCTGCAGGACCATCTACTAGCCATTTATCAAATGATTTAGACACAAGATTTGAAACCATAGTTTCTTCTCTTTCAAAGTCTGCAGTGCCTTGCCTAGCAAAACCTGCTACAAAACTACCAAAATTTAAAGCCATTATTCTTTTCTCCTTGCCATTAATCCTTTAGGTTCTTCCATCTCTGGCTCTGGTTCTACATCAACTTCTGGTTCTTGTTCTTTTGGGTCTTCTTTTAAAGCAAATATTATCTCTGATTTGTTCGCTGTCTTTTTATCTCTTTCTTCTGACATCTTAACATAGTCAACTTCAGCGGCTTCAGCCATATTTGATATGACTTCTGTTAGTGCAGGTGCTATTACTATGCCAACATCTAAACTATGTATACCTTCCATGACACCACCCTGTTGTAAAATATCTACAAGTGTATTTACAGGAACTCCATTGTCTAGTATGTCCAGTAGCTCATTAGCTCTCTCTGGTCTTGTGATTCTATCAATATAAAATGCTAGTGCTGTGTCGGGTGTAGTATATCTAGCAGGTCTCTGCCACGGTCTATCACCTAGAGGTGCAGTCAGCGACTGACCGGGAATAGGTGCATTCATACTTACTTCAGAACTATCTTGCTTTATATTTTCCATTTGTTTTTTCTCTCACCATTTTTAATAATCTAACTGCGTCATTCATTTTTTCTTCAGGTTCTTTTTTCTCAGACCTAGCCAACAATCCTGTGCTTACAGGCTTTGGTTCAGGCATCGTCTCTAACTGTTCATACGCATTGCGTATAGCCTGATTAATTACTCCAACTTGACTCATATTAAGCTCCTAAATAGTTTGTAAATATTTTATATGCAAAGCCACCTATGGCTTCACTGTTAGATGCATCTCTCTTTAATTCTGCAGCTGTTATATCGGCATCTGCGGATATTCTAGCCACAGCTATCGTAGCTTGCCTGTCTAGTTCACTGTCGGCAGCTTGCCATGAAAACTCCATAGCATCAGAATAATATTGCCACAAATTATCATATGCTGTTTTGCTTATGTCAAGAATATTCGTAGCATTAATTTCATTAGTACGATTTATGGCTGCAGTATCTGCTGTAGCTATCTGTCTTCTCCATTGTGCGTTTGCTTGAGCAATAACAGTTTGATTTTGTGCGTTGAACTGGTCACGCTGATTAGCTAACTCGGTATTAAATCTACCTATGGTGTTTGCTTGTCCTGCATTAAATTGATTCTGTGCATTAGCCTGTGTAGCGTTAAACTGCGACACTTGTGTTTGAAGACTAGCAAAAAACTGGTCAACCTGATTTTGACTAGATGCATTAAACTGATTGGCTGCATTTGTGGCAGCTTGGTCTGTAAATAAAGCCTGTACTCTTTGTTGTGCTTTAAATATATCTGTCTGCTGTCTATTCGACAGATTAGCCATGTCCACTTGTAAAAAGTTTTGTGCATTCTGTACAGCAGCCTGTTGTCTATTGTTTAAGTTAGCCATATCTAAGTTTGCTAATGCACCTGCTTCTGCCATCACCATCGCCTGTCTATTACTTAGATTGGTAAGTTCCATAGTGTTAGCAATACGACTGTTTTCTAACTGAACTTGTGTTTCATGTGTAAAGTTCATGTTAGCTATGTCACTAATCTTAGCAGCATTCTGCACTCTTGCTTGAAATGCTTGGTCAAATTCTTGACCCATGAACTTAGCACGTTGTTCAGCTGCAAGCATTGCACGTTGCTGTCTATTAGATAAGTTTTGTGCTTCAAAAGATGCCTGTGTATTTGCATCAGCTTGTGCTATAGGCAGTGCGGACTCTAAGGCTGCCTGTATTAATGCCTGTCCTGCAATACTAGATGCACCCAAGCCACGTTGTTGCATAATAGCTTGTACACCTCTTAATGCTCCTGCAGCCCACGCAGGTGGATTAGTAGCATCAAAACCCTCTGTGAGACTTGCTAGTTGTCCTTGTACTGTTGCTTTCTCTGAAGGTGTGGCAGTGGCAGCATCAATTTGTTCTGTAAATTTAGCAGCTTTTTCCGCGTCAGCTACACCACTTATTAGCTCACCTTCTTTTATTTCTCTTTGCACAGGATTGTCAATAAGTATACCACTACCCTGTGCTGCATTTAAGTCAGACACAGATGATTTAGTTTGTTCTTGTGCTGTTATTTCTAGTCTAGGGTCATCGGGATTTGCTTGAGCTGCATTTAGTGCATTTACAACTTCATCAACCTCTGGTTTTACATCTTCGGTTGTGACGGTTGCTGCAGTTTTTACATCTGGGTCATCTGCTTTTTCAGTTTGTGCAAAAAAAGTATCTGCTTTTCTGTCACCAGTAAGCTGTCCAGTTGTTGTTGGTATATATGCACCTGCTTCGTCACGAGTAAGTTCAGTTTCAATCTTACCACCTGTAGGTAGTTCAGGGGCTTGCATTCTTTCGGCTGTAATATCTGCTATAGGTGCAGAGGGACTTACGTTAGTTGGATTATCAACGATATTTCCGTCCTTATCAACTTTTTGATTTGTTGTTGCTTTCTGAGATGTGCCACCCTCTTGCATTCTTACCACACCACCTTTTGCCATCTCACGAGCTATGTCTTGATAACGCATCATCTCAGCTTGACGGTCTGGGTTCTCGTCTAAAAACTTCTGAAAGTCTTTTATGTTTCCTTGAAACCCCATAGCATTTGCTATCTTTTCCATGCCTGACGGTTTAAATCCTTGAAATGATATCATCTGTTCTCTCTACTTAATACTCTATCTAGTTTATCTTCTAGCCTGTGTAATGCTTCCATTACATGTTGCATCTCATCTTTTACTTCTGCTCGTGATGCATAGTCCTCTCGTGTTCTATTTAGCAGTATATCTATACGCTTTACCTCTGCCATCATATTACGAAAAGCCCACACAGCAGGAGCTATGATGAGTGTCAACACTACGTTCCAAAATATTACTGGGTCTATTTCCATGTTTACTTCTTAAATTTATCGTTAAGTGAGTCTACTACACTGTCTATGTTAGGCTCTTTACCGTTTGGGTCATATTTGCAACGGTACTCTGTTGGACACTGACCTTCAACCACTAGTGTATATGTATCGTTTGCTCCCCTGTACAAACACACCTGCTGTCCGTTCTTTGCTTGCACTCTTTTGTATCTACGGCATGTGATATACTTTGGGTCTTCACGTATGCCTAGTCTTTTCTCTTGCTCCCATGTCCAGTCACTGAACTTCTTGAGAAAGCAGGTGTAGCAGTTCTTGATGTTGTCTGATTGTGCTACCTGTATTATACCATGTTTGTTTACACAAATCCACTCAAAAGTTTCTTGTCCACCTTGTTTACGTACACATTTATCTCTTGTATGATATCCACCGTTACCACCAACCTCTATCGAACCCCATAAGGGTAAGTATAAACATACCCAAAATACCAACACCGACAACAGAAACCACTGCCAAAGCGACATAGTTTATGACCTTTTCTCGAAATA